GTATCTTCGATTTAACACCGTATCTTCGATTTAACACCGTATCTTCGATTTAAGTATTTATACAACATATAAATAAACAAAAACTGGATAAACATACATATAAACCTTTATATAAATAGATTCTCTCGTGATATATTTCATTCAAAAAACATATACACTCTATTAAATATGAATATCCTGCTATTTGTTTATCATAAATACGCATAACACCATAACTCAATATCCAATATCCCATATATTCAATATTTATTTTTGAGTTCACTTTTATCATATCTTTATGAAGCCTATTTAATATCGGTAGTTGATACTTCAAAGGTATTATGAACATTACACCACATACTATATCATAAACACCATTCAATATTATTATGTTTTTAACATTCATAAAATGTCTACCAGTAATAATTATATATTCTTTTTAGTATATATAATTTGCGTTTATGAGTATAGAAGATATAACTAAAAAACAAATTATTAGAAAAATTAAAATAACCCAAATTAAACAATATTTTTTGTGTGAAAATATTATAAAAAAACATTTAATTTACATTAATAAACCTAAATTATATTCATTACTTAACATTCAAAATGAAATATTACCATTCTTTGAAAAAAAAAACCTACCATTTGACATAGAATTAAATATTCTTAGCTATATTATGTAAACTACTTAATTACTACTATTAACTAACATACAAACCTCTTCATATAATTCACTACATCTACATAAACAATTACTTTCATAACGACACTCTCTATAAGCTCTTTGTGTCATATGTTCATGACAACATCCACATGCATTCAAATTATTTAAATGAATATTACCTTCTTCATTCGTCATCAATAATTCATCATTATTACGAAATCTTTCCAACTGATAATCTACGCTATCTACTAATCGACATATTGCACTCTGATATATCAAATTCTCATACTCAGGAGTTCCACTTTCATATGTATTATTTACTAACAATGTTTGAACATGATGTGTGTATGTTGGTTCTTCATATTCAATTTCATTTGAATCTTCAAGTATTTGACTTTCTTCAATCACCATGTCGACTTCATCATCTACAGGTATAGGACCTGGTTTAGAAATTATATATTTAATTTCACAACTCTTATTAAACTTAATTGGAGACATTTGATTTGGATTAATAAATTTAACTAATTTAATAAAAAGTGTATCAATTTTTTTAATTTATCATTATATTATAGATACTACAACACCTAATATGAGAAAAACCAAAAAAATTTATTCAAATACTAAAAAAAATATTAGAAAAAAATATAAACATGGAGGGGAAATTTCAATTGATGCAAAAAAAATACCTAATTTTGATGTAAATAATAGTTACTCAAGCGAACAACTTGGACTCATACATAAACATTCACTCTCGTTGCATCATAATAAAATGGATTTGTCTCTAATCGCTGATATCAATCTACATACCAATAAAAATTCTATTTATACCGATAAACGTCAAGATCCAAAAAATCATATAAAACAATTACTTCAAAAATATGGTATAAAAACATTCAATAAAAGCGATTCATCACTCAGAATAACTATACTTGTAGGAGAAAGTATTAAAAATAATTTAGTCATACCTATATTTCTAAATGATGATGATACGGGATATTTCTATGATATAGAAGGTAAGCGTTATATACCAACTTTCAAAAAACAAATATCTAAAATATTGAATAAAACTGTTTACTTATTCTCATTACCCGATGAATATGAAAATGAAAATATTGACCAACATTCAGAAGAAATTGCCGGAAACCTTCAAAAAGGAGAAACCGTTTCAAACTTTCAAATGTTACAAACTGTCGGTATTGATGATCATTTACAACAATATATATACAAATTTAATCGTATTCATATTTCAAAAGAACAAAAAGAAACTATTTCAACATGCTTCTTGGACTATAAATTAGTATATAATTTGAATTATGATGACTCAAAAGATGAAAAAGGAAATTATGTGTATAAATCACACCAAAAATTTAGTTTCTTTTCATACGATAAAATTGTAAAAGCTTGTTCTAGTTGGTACTCATACACACCTAATGAACAATTCAAAAAATGTTTATTAGTAGGATTTACAATACCTTATGGAGGAATACGTAGAGCTGTTTATTTGAAATCAAATGGATTCTTCTCTGATGGATATGCCGACTATTTTCCAACATTTGAAACAATTCAAATCACACAAGATATTATTTCAAAATTATTTAAAGAAAATGGACAAACCGATTTAGACTTTTTAGTTAATAAAATTGCATATGAGTTCAGTTATGGAACTGAAACTGCATATAATGTTGTATATAATCAAGACTTTAGAAATACTTTATATGAAATGTATGTTTGGGCACCATTAAAATCTTGTGCAATAGGTTTAGTAGTTGCATTATTATTTGCTGCACTACCTATGGTTTGGGGAACAGTTTTTGTTCTTCCTAATGTTGCTACAACTGTAGGAACGTCTCTTGTTGTTTCTACAAGTGTAAAAGGATCAGTTGCTGCCATAGATTATACTAAAAATAATAAAGTAAGAGGCAAAGACCAATATAAGGAAGGTGGACGAAAATCAAAAAAAATTCGTTACAAAAAATCTCAAAAACGAAAACATTATCAAAAATTAATATATAACAAAACCTTACATAAATAATATCATTATAAATAAATGGATTCAATAAAAGAAATATTAAAAAAGCCAAAAACAATAAAAATATTTGAAGAAATGGCTAACTTAAATATAAAACATAAAAATATTGGAGAAAAAATAAATAGTGTAAGCCTAAAATTATATTCATTAACTAAAGATATTATTAATACTTTATCAAAAAATAATGAAAGTATAGAAAAAAAAATTAATGAAAGCATAGAGAAAATATTAATAAATAAAGAATTGAAAGAATTGGATAAAAAAACGAAAAATAAATTGAGATTTTACATAAATAACCTTTTTAATAATTCTAATAGTAAAAAGGGAGGTGATCCAACAAACGAAGAAGACAATGATTGTCCAATTTGTTTGTATCCAATAAATAATAATATGTCTATTAAAACCTGTCCTGGAGGACACGAATTTCATAGCGAATGTCTTGATAGGAGCATGAATTTTGGAAACAACACATGTCCAATTTGTAGAAGACCTTTAGATTTTAGAAGTTTTTTTAGACGAACAATTGATTTTTTGACACCACCTGTAAACATACCAGAAGTAGACGGAGACGAAGACGAAGACGAAGACGAAGCACAACAAAGATATGATAGACAAGATTATAGAAATATGACATATATTAGAAATTCATTATTTTTAATTCTTCTTATAATTACAGCAGTAAATATGATAATGGATAATTACATCTATAATAATAGACCACATCGTATAATACCTCAATATGTGATAGTTACGTCATTTTATTCTTTGATTGGACGTATATATAATGATAATGCTGGTCAGATAAGATTAGTAATAATTTTTTATATATATTTAGTGACGTCTGCTACATACTATGCTTTTTATCCAGAATTTAATCAACAACAAAATAATATAATAGAAATTGCAAATAATAATAGGATTTCGGCAAGTCCGTACTTACAACAACATAGAGAACTTTTAATGCTGTATGATGATCCAAATTTACAAACAGATACCATTAATATAACTCAAGCATTACAAAATTTATATGATTCTATTAGTAGAAGAGAAGGAGGTAAAAAATCAAAAAAAACAAATAAAAGAAAAACAAAAAAGAGAAACATTAATAAAAGGAAAAAAATTAATAAAAAATCAAAAACTTTACGTAAATAATAACATTATAATAAAATAAATATATATTTTATTATAACTATGAATGGTGGAGATAAAATAGAAAATCAAGGAAATCATATACCAACAGCAACACATATTTTGGAAACTCAACAAAAACCAGTTATAGTATCAAACGCAAAACCAATTGAAAAAACACAAAGATTTGATTTAGAAAAATTAAATAAAGTATATGAAAAGAAATACAAACAAAAAGAAAATTTTGTATCTACTACCAGTTTCTTTATAGATCAATTTATAACAAATGAACAAATTATTTCCATCCATCACGCTATGCTCAACGTCGATGTATTACATACTTTAAATAATTGCTCTACAGAATTAGGTAATTCATGCAAACAAACTTTAGAAACCTTGAAAATCATACATATACTATTCGGTATTGAAATTACAGATGAAGATGTATTGAAACCACTTATAGATAGTTATTTTGTAGGAGTATATCACACAAAAAAAGATGATAATATTGAATTTAAAATATTACCTATTTTTTTAAACATTCATGGGGATTTTAAAGATTTTAGACAACAATTTGATTATTGGGTTGATTATAGACAAAATATTAAAAATAAAGAAAATATAGAAAAACCATCAACCGTGTATGATGTTAATTCCTATAAAATTTCTAAATATATTGCCAATTTAAAAGAAACATTAATACATACTAAAAATCAAGATAAAATTGACAAAATTAATGATACACTATCTAATTATGAATCCATAAAAAATAATAGAACATATTACAGTTTTCAATATAAAAATAGTTTTTATGATAATGGAGGATTTAAAATGTCAGAAGATTATGTTTATACTAGAAAAAGTATGTTGCCATACAATAATAAACTAAAAGAAGTTTATGGAAAACAATTCAAATTATCACAAAAACAATTAGACAAAATTAAATCACAACTTTTTGATATAAATATACTCACACAAACTCTTGATATTCAATCAACAACACTCAATATTGAAAATAGTATTTTAGTTGGTATGTCAGAATATACACGTAATCATCCATCAAGATATATTTATATGAATTTTGAAGGGACTTTTCTTGACTCTCATGGAAACTATTTTTGGCCACTATATGAAACATCTATTGTAAAAATTACTTCAAATAATAAAACTAAACCTTACGGCATTTACTTATTCCAAAAAGTTAAATCTAATGATACTGACAAGGAAAAATTAAAAGAAGATCTTGTTGGATATAACTATTATTTCCATTTTCCTGAACAAAAATCTTTAGATGAAACCAATACTGCATTAGCAAAAACCATGAAAACTATTCTATTATCTGTTACTATTGGACTTGTTATTGATGCTAGTTTACTTTATGAAACCTACTTACAACAACTTGCAAAAGAAACTGCTCACCATAGTTGGTTAATGGCAAATCATACAGAATTCAAAACTGATATACATTCGTTAAAAGATACAACCGGAATGAAACAATCTCAAATTGATTCCATGAAAGATTTTGTTAAACATTATAAAGATACTGTTCATAAACAAATTGATTTAAAAGTTGAACTAGGTCAAAAACCATTAAATACAAAAGACATGTATAATCATATGCAAAAACATCACTATGATTCTTGTTCGAATAGTATTCAAAAACTATTAACATTATATCCTAGTTATGACTTTCCTAAACCACATGAAATGACTGGAGCTACTCACTGTCAAGAAAGCTTTTTAAAAAGTTGGCAAAAAAAATATAATGCTGATTTTAGTAAAAACTATGGAGATGGATCCGGTATAGGAGATACCGATGGTTCAGCATATTGGTTTCATTCTGCAGGTCACGGAAGTGTTACAGAATCTTCTAAGGTTTTCCAACATGAAATGGAAAAAATTAGTAATAAACATGCAAACAGTATGGTTGTTAAAGACAAACTCACTATTGATAAATATTTAAACAACATTAATAATTATTCAAACACAACTGCTGAAACTAATATTCTGAATACCATATCCTCAACAACACATTTTTCAACTAATGTTGCTATATCTACAGGACTTACTTTACAAAATAAATCACAAAAAGAAGCAACACAAAAAGAAATACAAGATCTTCAAAAAATAACACAACATGCAACAGAATCTATATCCAAATATAATGATACCAACTCCGAATACAGAAAAAATAGTGATAAAGAAGTATCTGCTTTCATCATAAAAAGTCATATAAATGATATTGAAATTGATATTAAAGATTCCGAATTTATGATAGATGTAATAAATTCAAATAATGATGAAAATATAAATCAAAACTTTAAAAACGAACAACTAAAACTATTTGAAAAAAATAAAAATGAATCTAACAAAAAATTAGAAACCTTAAAAGAATTACAACTAATTGCAAATAAAAAAGAAGAAGTACATTCTATTTGAGAACCTTATTTTCTTTATTTTCATATGATGTATTCAGTTTATTATAATATTCATATTGTTCTAAAAAATATGTACAAGGATGTGTCAAAACCTTTTTCCTTTCATCACTTAACAATAAACATTTATTATAAACATCTCTGTAATAATCCATTTTCATTTTTATTTTTATTTCAGAATTATCCATTTACTTCCTAAATAATAATATAAAATACTTACTTTTATATTATTTTGTTTTAGGTTCTCGAAGGTTCTCAAATACCTCCAAAAATTTTCTCTCATAAAATTTCAATTTTTTTTCCTAAAGTATTTTTTATTGTTTTTTTTCACACAAATTTATTTTAAGAATTTGAGAACCTAAATAGTATTTGAGAACCTAAATGTATCAAAAAATAGTGGTTTTTGTATTTATTTTTTTTATAAAACGTTTTCTTGTTTTACGTTTTGAATTCTTATTCTTCTTTGTTTTACGATTTCCACCTTTATATTCCTCAGTGGGTACCAGAGTTTTATATAACTCAGGATCTGATTCTGACCATCTATTTAATATCGTTTCTAATACTTTTAGAGCTTTCACATCATTTCCAATTTCTTCTTTCTTTTCTTCTTTTTTCTTTATTTGTTGTTCCAATTCTTTTTTCCTTTCAAATAGAGTTGTAATTTCTTCTTTCTTTTCTTTTTCTCTTACTTCAAGACCAAATATTGGATAGTTACGTTCTTCCATTTTCCAACGTTTAAAGCTCATAAAATCTCTTAATGTCCTTATTGATTCTTTTCTTTCTTCGTGCACACTTTCAATTTTCCAATTTGACAAATTTTGATTAAAAGCAGCGGCATCTTGGAACATGCCCTCCATATTAGTTACCTTCGACACGTCCCATGAGCCGATGTTCTGGTTGAAGGAGGATGCACCCTTGAACATCCACCCCATATTAGTTACCTTCGACACGTCCCATGAGCCGATGTTCTGGTTGAAGGAGGATGCACCAGAGAACATACACCACATATTAGTTACCTTCGACACGTCCCATGAGCCGATGGGTTGGTTGAAAGCAGCGGCACCATCGAACATACCCCCCATATTAGTTACCTTCGACACGTCCCATGAGCCGATGTTCTGGTTGAAGGAGGATGCACGCTCGAACATACCCCCCATATCAGTTACCTTCGACACGTCCCATGAGCCGATGTTCTGGTTGAAGGAGGATGCACGCTCGAACATACACCACATATTAGTTACCTTCGACACGTCCCATGAGCCGATGTTCTGGTTGAAGAAGGATGCACCATCGAACATACACCTCATATTAGTTACCTTCGACACGTCCCAACTCGATATATCATCATTAAACTTACTTTTGTCTTTAAATAATTCACTCATATTCGTCAAACTAGATGTATTCCAGTTTGATATATGTCCATATTTAGCTTTTGCTGATTCTTTGTCTTCGCACCATTCATTAACAGCTGTCTTAATTGTTTCGTTATTAAATTTAAATCCTCCTTTTTTTATTTTACGGTTCTTTAATGTATTTCTTTTATTCATTTATATATAATCCTAAAATAACACATTATACATAAATATTATTTTGTTTAGGTTCTCGAAGGTTCTCAACTACCTCGAAAATTTTCCTTTCATAAAAAATCAATTATTTTTCCTAAAGTATTTTTTATTGATTTTTTTCATACGAATTTATTTTTAGAATTTGAGAACCTAAATAGTATTCGAGAACCTAAATCATAATAAAAATAGTGATTTTTGGATATAATTATTTTAGATATTCATCTCTAAATTTATCAACAGAAACTACAGGTATTCCATGTTTTTTTGCGTATTCAGTTTTTGAAGAAACATCATCCATAGATTTCACAACTAAAACAAATGTATCTTTTTTCATAGAGTTCTCAACAAATGCACCGATTTCTTCTAATTTATCATTAATTGTTTTATCACGAAATTTTGTCATAACCACCTTCTTTTTATATAATTTGTGATTTTCATCACCGATTGAAACAACTTGTTGAAGTTTTTGAGGACTGTTTAATTTTTCTTCCAATTCACATTCTTTCAAAAATTCCATAAATAAAGGTATGTGTTTGACAAATTCTGTAGCATTTTCATGACCTATACCATTAATAGTTTTCAATTTATTTATTTTTTCTTGATCATCATCTTTTTCAACTAATATGTTTGGAAATGCGTCTAAAATAATTTTGAGTTTTTTCTTAGCAAGACCTTTACCTAATTTATTAGAACAATCCATAATTTCCAACAAGTCTGCATTCTTTATTTTGTCTTGAATATTTTTGTGTATTTTTTCAGATAATTTCTTTTTGAATCCTTCTATTTCTAATAAATCATTAACCGACATTTTTAAAATTTTTGATATAGAATCATATCCTTTATCATAAATGCGTTTAATATTACCTGGACCAAGACCATCTATATTTGAAAAGAATGTTTCAATATTTTTAGAACGCACCGCAGAATTTTCGTGTGCATTTTCTATTAAAACTTCAACGTGATTTTTGTCCCAAATATAGTCAATTTCCGGCATTTTAGGTGTTTGAGCACGCGTTATTACCTTCTTTACATAAGGAATAACATCCCCACTACGTACAATTTGTAAAACAGCTCCAACACCAATTTTATTATCGTGTATGAATTTTCCGTTGAATCCTGATGTGTATTCTATTTTCACACCCCGTAATTGTATAGGGTCAATTTTAATACGAGGTTTTAATAAACCATTTTTACTGGCATTCCACTGAACATCCAACACACGAGCTTCTGCAACTTGATCACCAATAACCATTTTGAAAGCAAATGAATGGTCAGGATTACCTGATTTACGTGCATAAATTTGGTCATTTGTTACAATAACACCATCAATTTCATAATCATAATTAACACGCCAATCCATTAATAATTCAGACAAAGACTCATTAGTAATATTTTCATTATGTATGTGTTTGACAACTTTATGCTCAAGATCTTCTAGTTTGGCTAATTGTTCGCTGGGTTTCAAAGGTGGGTCGATCAATTCATATGCAACAAAGTCCATATCTGATGCTTTATTATCGATAGATTTTGTGTTTATTATTCCAGAAACTAAATTTCGAGAATTTGCAAATTTAGATTTATATTTTTTATCAAATACATCTTTCTTTATAATAAATTCACCTCTAACAACATAATTTTCATGTTTGGGTAAATTGAGAACTTCTATTAAATGAGATACATCTTGACCGGTTTTTCCATCACCTCGTGTATATAATTTTCCATTACCATTTCTATCAGTAATATACATACCACTAACTCCATCTAATTTACAGGAACATACGTAAGGTCCTTCGTATTTTGATATATATTTTTTAATAGCACCAGTTTCAGGTTTTATTTTATCCATAGAAGCCATTTCATATGGTAATTTGACTTTATTTTTGCCTTGTATAGGTGCCCCAATTTGTTTTGTTATGATATTATTTGGATATTTTTCTTTCATAAAATCAAACACAATATCATATTCATTATCAGTCATGATAGGGTGTTCATTTCGGTAAGCTTCATTAGAAACTTTTAATATTTTTTCGATATCTTTTTCTGATAAAGACTCGATATGTTTTATTCCGGATTGTTGAAATGCCTTAATGTGTTGTTTTGGTGTAAATGTTTTTTGAATAGATGTATGATTGCTTTCAGATAATATTTTTGAACGTGTTTTCATAATTTCCTTTTTGAGAGATTGTGATTTCTTTTTAAGATTCTTTTTTGTATTTTGTATTTTTTGTTTTGGTTGTGATTCTTCATTTTTTACACTATATTTATTAATAATATTTTCACGTCTTTTTTTAGTTATATTTTTAACGTGATTTTTTATATTTTTTATTTTTTCAAATATTTCATTACGGTTTATTTGTGTTTGATTCATGTTTTGTTTATTATAAATTATATATTATATATATATTTAGATATTGTAGATAAAAAATATATAAAAGTTACAATAAATATATTATAAATATGAAATTTATAGTATATTTTCTATTATTTAATCAAGCATTTGGATTTGTGCGTCGTTATAGTTTCGGAGTCAAAACACGTTTATATAATTCAATTAATCCTTTAATATATGAAGATGAATTACAACAAAAAAGTATTAGTGAACTTTTAGAACATGTAGAAGATACAGATAAGATTTTTTTGAGGAATGATATGAAAAAAGCATACACAAGGAAAGATATTGGTGGAGATGGAGTTTATGATATGGAAGATTATAGTGTTACTAATATTGATCCAAGTTTATCAAATATGATAATAGATAAAGCATCAAAGAAAAATGTTCCAGTAACAATATTAGAGCCGTATAATTCTCCTTTAAATACTTTAATAAGTGGTACATACTCAATATTTAATGGCTTATTTGTATCTACATTAGTGTTATTATTGATTCGTACAATAATTGGTGTATTTCGTTCAAATGGAAGTCCTATGGGACCTATTGGACCCATGGGTACAAATAATAGATTCAATTCTTTTGGAAGTATGAAAGATAATGATAAAGAAAATATGATTAAATCTAATATATCTTTGTCAAGTTGGGCAGGTAGTCCTGAAATTTTCCGAGAATGTACTGAAGTTGTTTCGTATTTAAATAATCGTACAAAATATCAAGAAGCTGGAGCTGAAATACCTCGTGGAATTTTATTAGAAGGACCACCTGGTACAGGTAAAACATTAATAGCGAAGGCAATTGCAAGTGAGTGTGATGCTAATTTTATTTCAATTGCAGCAAGTGAATTTGTTGAACTATATGTAGGAATGGGTGCATCTAAAGTTCGTAGTTTATTTCGTCAAGCAAGAGATCAATCACCTTGTATTATTTTTATAGATGAAATAGATGCTGTAGGAAAACAAAGAGGAACAGGTGTAAATATGGGTAATGATGAACGTGAACAAACATTAAATCAAATATTGGCTGAAATGGATGGGTTTTCATTAAATGAAAATGTTTTAATTATTGGTGCCACAAATCGCAAAGATGTATTAGATGATGCTTTATTGAGACCTGGACGTTTTGATCGTATAATTAATATACCTTTGCCGGATAAAAGTAGTCGTCTTTCTATTTTGAATGTTCATTTACGGAATAAAACTTATGATGAAAATATAAATTTACAAGACTTTGCTGGTGATACATCAGGTTTTTCTGGCGCACAATTGAAAAATTTAATAAATGAAGCAGCAATAAATGCTGTACGTATTGGAAAAACAAAAATTTCAAACAAAAATATGAAAGATGCATTAGAGAAATTAACTGTAGGAATTATAAAAGAAAATGATACACGTAGTGATGAAGCATTACTAAGAATTGCATTACATGAAATTGGACATGCATTTTTAGCAGCATCATTTGATCAATATTTTGAAGTAAAAAAGGTTTCAATTCAAAGTACATATAGTGGAGCAGGTGGATATACTTTGTTCAAAACTCATTCAAATATTAGTGAATCAGGATTGTATACAAAAGATATGTTAATGAAACGATTAATTGTTTGTTTAGGAGGAAAAGCGGCAGAATCAGTATTTTATGGTGATAATTTTGTTTCTTTAGGAGCTCAACAAGATTTGAAACAGGCTAATTCTCTTGCAAAAAATATGGTAGGTAATTATGGAATGGGAAATAAATTAAAAACATTCTATAATGATAATATGGATAATTCCGATAATCCATTTTTAGGTAGAGCTTTAGCTACAAATTCAGGTATGTATTCGGAATTTATAAAAGATTTGTTTGATAAAGAAGTAAAAGAATTGGTTGACGAAGCATATAATTATGCGTTTCAGATTATCCATAGTAATCAAAATATGATGAATATATTAGCAAATATTTTATTACAAACAAATACTATGGATGGAAAATTCTTAATGGAATATATTCACATAAAAAATCATAATGAAACAAGTAATGAATTTCAAGAATAATTATAAAAATCAAATTAAAAAATATATAAAGATTTTTCTTAATATAAATTAATGATGTTATTTGAGTCTATTATGGGTGAAGCTGTTGTAGATGTTTCTTTAAATGATATAGATAATGGTTATGAAAATGGTAATGAATCTGAATCTGAATCTGAATCTGAATCTGAAGAAGATTATATTACTGAAGAAGAACTCACAACAGATTCAGTTAATACTTTTATTATTCAATATAAATATATGTGCAATTTACTATTAAATTTATTTTATAGATTATCATTAAGTTGTGTTTTGTGGTTTGGTACTTTTATGTATTATTTAAAAATATTTTTAAACAAATTATATGAGTCTAATCCAACAGTAGCTTATTATATGGATTATGTTATGTATTTAAACAAATATTATTATGGATTAATTATAAATGCAAAAACAGAACCATTTAATAATAATTGGACAAGTATTTCATATATAGATTATCTAAAGTATAATCACGAAGAATATAATTATACAACATATGCAAATCCAAAATATAATGAAGTAATAATTAGTTTAGATAATAATTGTGAAAATCTTAATTATGTTAATACCATTAATGATATATATATGTTTGAATATTCTAAAAATAATATTAAAGAAACAACAGAAGGACCCTTATTTATTTCAAAATATAATAGTTTAGGTGCTTCGAGATATTATGTGTCATATAAAATTCCTAAAAATCTGGACTTTAATGAACATATTCCTTCAAATATACGTTTTGTATCGATTGTATACAGTCATCCAAATATACAGAAACAAATCATTTTTGAAATACATAAAAGTTGGTTTATTGTGGGAAATCAATTATTTAGTTCTGAATTTGTATTTAGACAACTGGTATATCAATATGAATCGTTTGTTTTTGATAATAGATATAAAATACTTTTACTTGATAATAATGTTAATAGTTTGGAACTAACACACAAACAATATATTGAAATTCTAGAAGATGAATATAAAGTTCATACCATTTCAGAATAGATTCAAAACTATATAAAGATAAATATTACAATATATGTATAGGTAAGTGTGCCCTATGAGTGTCACTAAAACTCTAAAAGACACAAAATACAAATTGTATGATAAATGGAATTTGTATTACCATTTACCAGACAATAAAAATTGGGATTTATCCAGTTATACAATTATATTAAATAAATTGAGTACTATTGAAGAAGTTGTAAGTGTTAATTGTAAAATTGGTGGTCATATAATAGTAAATACTATGTTGTTTTTAATGAGAGATAATATAACTCCACGTTGGGAAGATGAAAAAAATCGTAATGGTGGATGTTTTTCTTTTAAAGTTAGTAATAAAAATGCAGACCAAGTATGGAAAAATCTGTTTTATCTAACATGTGGGGAATCTTTATTAAAAAAAAATAATGAATGTGTAAATGGTATTACAATATCTCCAAAAAAACATTTTTGTATTGTAAAAATATGGCTTGATAATACTCAAATACAAGATCCAAATATGATAGTCCCTATAGATAATGTATCTATTCAAGGTTGTTTATTTAAAAAACATGAACCTGAATTTTAGAAATAACGTTTTTATATATTTATATCCAATAATAAATATATAACTAACCAATAATCCATATAATGTCTGACTTAGTATATGACACTGGTTTAGCATCTTTTTGTGTACAAATTATTACAGGAATTATTGATGTATATGTATTAACATTAAAATATGATGCATCCGCCAATATAGTGAAAGGACTTTTAATAATTGAACTATTTGTTCAAGTTATTGAAGCAACCTTTTATATTTGGATGGTTTCTAATTTTGCTAATATAAATAATATTACACCAGTTCGTTATTATGATTGGTTAATTACTACACCTTCCATGTTATACACTTATACCATGTATTTGAACTTTATTAACAATAAACACAATAATTCTTTGTATGAAATGACTATCAAAAATATTGTACCATTAACAACAATCGGTATTTTAAATACTATTATGTTAGCATTTGGTTATATTTCAGAATTAAAATGGCTATCTTATAGCACCGGTGCAATTTTCGGTTTTATTCCATTTATTGTTATGTTCTACATTATATATCATGAATTTGCAAAATTTACAAATATTGGAAAAATAACATTCTGGTATTTTGTAACAGCATGGGCGTTATACGGAATCTCTTCATTATTATCATACAAATGGAAAAATGTATTTTATAATATTCTTGATCTCTTTTCCAAAAACTTCTTTGGATTATTCTTGGCTTTTGTTTTATACAAAATGAAACGTTAGTTCATACATAATTCACGTACAAAACAAGTACCATATTTTACGTGTTTGAATAAATGATCTCGATATTTGTTACTTGAATTCATATGAGTCGTTTCATCTCCACCATAAAGAAAAACTATTTCATGTTTTCCGTATTTTTTAAATACTGATGACCATAAAGGCAGATTTTCTAGAGAACCTTCTTCCAATTCATCTGGACCTATTTTACCATAAATTATAAAATCAAAAAATCTGGTTTCTATTTTATTCGTTATTTCTAAAACAGAATCGCATATTATAGAATCGTAATCATATTTTAAACGTTTTGAATATGTAAAACCATTTCCATATAATGGAACTCCATTATTTATGTAATCATCATACATGAAATCCATTTTTGGATATTCTATTGCACATCCATCAATCGATTGTATATACCTTTTACAACCTATCCAAAATAATTCTCGTGTATAATTTATACCCCAATTACAACGCAATAATAATACATTCTTAGGACGTTTTATATTACTCATCTTATTTAATATATATTCTGTTTGAAATGAAACACTACAATACATACGAACATGATTCAATAAACGCATTACATATTCATCATACAAAGGCTTATTATTATAATTCCAAGGTAATAATTTATCACAAGCCTCTTTTATTAATTCTTTTGGAAATGTTGTCATTATACTTGAAGGACAATGCTCCAAATCTTTGAAAATTGGAATACAACCATTTGCTAATATTTCATAATGACGCAAACAATCCCATCCACCTTTTTTTTCTGTATATGCAAATAAAGATTTCTGATACATCTCATAATAATTCTTTTCATCATTTACTCCAAAAATATATGTCGATTTGTCACCAGGTATTAAACCAGCTATTTTATTTGTTTTATCCTTCAAAACATCATAGTCTACTATTAATTCATCTGGAATACAATATGGTAAAGAATATATACTCTTTTTATAATAACTTTCTGAACTCAATTCATACACTTCATTATGTTTTAATGGAAATAATGTAAATATTTGATCTCCTTTTTCTATTATTCCCAAACTTTGACCACTATAAAAATTCGTTTGAGGAATATAACGCTGAACCTTTTTACGAGAACAAAAACTCATAAACCATGATAATGTACTATTACTGTGAATAAAACGAGGACAATCCAACATAACAGCACAATCTTCCAATAAAGTATTCTGTATGATAATCGGAGACCATTTTTCGAAAAATCTCATATATTCATTTTCCCAATAATGCGTCAGTTTGTCGCACACAATATACAAAGTATCAAAATATATAGATTCTAATATGTCCAAATAAAATGATGGAGGCAAAATATCACTTGTAGGACACGGCAATTGTAAAAAATCATCCAAACGTAAAGAAATAACAATATCCGTCGATCGAAACGAATACTTTTGAGAACTTTGTAAAAAACTATTTATATATTCTTTATTACCAGAAAATCCATACCAATAATCGTGTGAATTATAAATTTCTTTCAATAAATCAGTTCTATAATCTATAAAATATTTATCTTGTTGGAAAAATCCACGACATATTATATCCTTCTCAACTAATTCATCTTTATCTGATTCAAACAAATAATAACTTGAATTTGTATCATTTATGTAAATACTATTTTCTTTACTTGGAATTTCTTCTATTGGTATGTATGTATGACCATATTCTAATGAAATACGCTTTGTAAATAAATATTGAAATAGTATATTACCTGTACGTGCTGAAGGAATCTTTTCAAACGTCACATACACCATTTATAAATATAAAAATTACGATTTATATTTATATTTTATTTAAATAATTAAAATCTATAATGGAGGTAAAGGAGCCAAACATAATTTAATTTCTCCCAAAGATGCAACATCATATTTAACAATTAAAGGCAAATCATTACCCAAATACATCTCCAAATTACTACATAAAGGTGTACATTTTATAAAATGACTCAAAGACTTTAAAGAAAATTCACCTTGAATTACTACAGATGCATCAGGCTTTTGAATAAACTCCATAGATCCATCTGACTCAGAACGCAAAATACGACTACTTGCAAAATTTCCTTCACAAGAAAATATCAAGTCCGATCCTACTGATTTAATTTCAATACGGTCCGATATACCATTCAAATCACGAATTATCTTCTGGAAATCAGATGTTGGCAAATTTATCACAGTTGAATATGTGACATCAGGAACCACCAATTCTTCATTATCTGGCTCGATTAAACGTAACTTTTGTGTATAACACTGCTTAATATCACCATTATCATATTGTAAACCTAAATGTGATACAACACCATCATGATAATCGTCTTTTTCAATATATATAGAAAGAGTATCATCATTTGACATAGTGGAAATCACTTTGAATAAATGTAGTGTATTTGCACAAATAATTATCTTATCAGGATCACAAACATATTTCTCAAATTTATTAGCATGTAAAATTACATTAACCAATATTGTATGAGTTTTATCAAAATTAATTATACGTAAACCATTTTTTGAAAACATTATAGAAGCATCAGTAAGAATATCCTTTATAGCTGTTGCCAAAAATTTAAAAGATGAAACTTGAACAGTTTTTAAAGTCATGACATTATTAGATTCGTTCATATTACACAATATCCTTTATAAAAATATAAAACACATTTTTATATTGTATTTTTCAAATATATTTAGAAATATAATTAACAATAGGTATTTGACGATTATTTTCTAAAACAACTATACAATTTGGAAGAAATTTACGTCCAAAAAGACATGTTGAATCCATCAAATAACTTAATTCTTCTTTAGTTATTATATTATAATTTTTCAAAATAGATGTTTTTATTTTATGTTGGGATTCATGTTTAGCATCCTTGTATTTATAATCCATACCATTCCAATATATAAATGTTGTTGCATCATTTGAAGCAAATTTTGTTATTTTTACTTCATTTTCCAATTTATTTAATTTAATAAAAGAATAGTAAAATATTTCATCAGGCGCCCAAATATCTGAAAACCATTTATCTATTACTTTATCATCTACTGATGCAATACGTTCTACTAATAATCTATTTAATATTACCCACTGACTACATTTTGCCAAATAATGGGGATATGAAATATTAAACTTCGACTTACAATAATATCCACAACGGTCAATTTCAAATGAATTCAAATGACCTTTATTATCTTTTGTTAAAAAATCATACACATAATTAAATGACTTCAAAGGAATACAAGAATTACTTAATAATATAAATTTATAATTGTTTGAATCCTTTTTAAAAGCTGTTGTAAATAATAAATTTGAAGCCTTTACCAGTGACTTATCTGCCCATTTCGTATTTATACAATTTTGTAATTTATATTTATTAAATGATCCTAAGTCATTATTCGATTTATAATGAATATATATGTTGTATTTATTATGATCTACATTCTCAAAAAATTTCTCCCACAAATCTAAATTATTTATATTATCATATATCAAAAAACAAAATGCTATCTTTTTAGTTGGTTCTAATTCCAATATTGCTTGATTTGTTTCATTATTAAATGTTTCGAAATTCTCTATTTTTGTTTTTCTCATATAATCATGAATGTAATACATATAAATGTATATTGCAAAAACTAACAATAATATTAAAAATATAATATGTAAATTTTTAAAAATGTTCATATGTTTTTTATATAAAATCTATAGAAAAAACAAACACATATAAATCTTATTTTGAAAAATCAATACCCCATCCATTTCGTGTTTTTATAAATAATCCCACTTTTTTCAAAGAACCTTGACCTTGACGAGCTCTATGATAACTATCCAAATCATATACATCCTTTGTTTTTTCATTCAAAGCATATTTCTTAGTACTCAAAGGATCTATTACTTCAATACCACTCCAACTAATCTTTTCGTACTCATCTTTATCCTTAACTTCACGATCTTCTTCAAGTCTTGGATATGAATTAAAATCATTAGATCGAACCTGTTTTTGAGAACCATAACATACTATATTTTCATCCGATTTACTACTGTATAATGAACAATCTATTGCTGTTTCTTTCATAGACATTAATATTTGTTGATTAATATCCCTCTTTATATCTGCTATTTCTAATAAACTTTCATCTGTTGTATAAACTGTTTTACCATCTCGTTTAGATAAATCATTTATACGCATTTCCTCATTCTTATCACTACTACGTTGATCTTTTGATAATGTCGATACATACAAAAATACCTTTACTGTTCTTAATTTATCATCTAAATCTTCATGACTACAAATACGACGAGCTCTACCAATAACTTGATCTATACGTACCATATTCCAATATGGTTCCACTATATGTACATATCGTGTATTACGTAAATTTATACCTTCTGCACCAGAAGATGTTATCATAAATACCTTTATTATTTCACCCATAAAATTATTAGGAGATATCTTTTTCAACTTTTCAACTATATTTGGAGATACAAATTCCCAAGAACTATTATAAATGTTACGAATTATTTCCTTTTCTTCAGTTGTCTCTGTACCTGTGTATAATACAAACTTTGGTTTTTTCTCATCTTCCTCAGACAAATCAAATGACCATTCACCATCTTCAGTTTTCTTCAGTTTAAATTCTGCAAAACCATTTGCTTCTAAAACCAATTTGAAAATTCCAATACCTTCAATTGTTCTAAATTGACTATACAATAAATGTAACCCTTCATTTGATTCATCTTGTATGTTATTTAATATCTTTAAAAATTTTGGACTATATAATTTTAATCCATCTTTTGTCAAATATTCTTGTTCTCTAGGTTGTAATGGATTATACTTTAATATTTCAAGAACTTTATTTATTCTTTCTTGGTATGAATTTATTTCATCATCATTTGTTTCTGTTGAATCACCTATATAATCATCCATATTACGTAACATATTTTGTGTAAGACCATTTAATTCATTTTCTGATACTGCTTTTCCATCCATTTTATCCGGTAAAGGACGAGGATATTCCGCTGGAAATGCAAAATTACATGCTGAACGAGAAAAAATACGATAAGAAGATGACACTTCTCCTGTTGTTGCTTCATTTACCGCCTGTGCCATAGTTGACTTCTTTTTTGCACGTTTTTTATTACTCTTTTCTCTATCACGCTCTTCTTTACGTATTTTCTGATAAATTCCAAATTGAAAATCACTCATTTCAACCATTTCTTTGTGAATATTTTCACCACGATCATTTGTTTCTAAACGAGGCATTAACTTTTCTTGAGAACTACGGAAATATGATGTTAAACCTAATATACGACGCCTAAATAAATCCTTATTTATGACTTCTCCATTATTTGGATTTATAAACATCTCCAAAAATTTTGATGAATCATCTGGTAAACATTTATACTTTTCAACAGTTACTCTTCCAACTATATCTATTTTCTTCATATTTAATATCTTTGTTATCATCTTTTTGAAGTCTGTATCAGACAAATTACCTGAATCATCCAACTTCATTCCTTTATAATCCTCAAAAATACCTGCACCTTTTTGTGGTACTTCTTTTGTATCATTATGATAATCTGTTGTTTCTTCATAATCTAAATCATCTAAATCTAATGGACTTATCGTTATTTTTCCATTATTTTCTTCGAAAAATTTCAAGTCTTTTAATTTTGTATCCTTCTTTGTTTTTGATTTTTGTGTAGAAGGCTTTTTTGATTTCGTTTTTGATGGAGTTTTTGAAACCTTTCCAGCACCACCTTTTGAAACTTTCTTTGAATTTAATGCATATGTATTTACAAATCCAAATGGATTACGAGTTATTGTTAAAAGACCATTCTCTTTTCCACTATAATCAACATAATCGTAATTTGTAAAACCATTATTCTTAAAAATTGACATTATTATTTCTGTATCTATTTTCTTAATTGTACTTTCACCTGTAGTACGCAAATTAAATTTCCATGTCTTTATATATCCTCTCAATATATTGTATAATACAGCAATTTCATTTGGATAATTTATTATAGGAGTTCCAGTCAATAATACAATACGTACATCTGTTGCATCCATCAAATAATTATACAATATGTTTGAAATTGATTTTTTATCTTTTAAACTGTTTACTATACGTGAAACAAAATTATGTGCTTCATCTATTACTACAGTACTATGATCAAATGGATTTTCACTATTACCATGTGTAAATTCTTCTAATTTCTTTCGTGTAAGACCATTATAATTTACATCAATATACTTTGCACGTATCATATTGTTTAATTGATCATCTACACTTTCTTGATCACTTTCGGATAATTGAGAAAAATTAGCTGGTTTCTTTACATCTACCATCCATGCTCCACGCTTCTTCTCAATATATGCTTTGGGTAAACTCAACGCCTTCATTAATATCTTTAATGTTTCTTGTTCTCCGTCTAAACTTATAAATTCCCAATACTGATTCTTTCGATACAATAAATCTCCACACTTTTTCAATTCCGAGAAAAAATTCATCTTTAAAGATGCTGGTGTCATCAAAACTACACGCTTTTCACTCTTCATTCCTTCAGCAATTGCTATAGATGTACACGTTTTACCTGAACCTAAAGAATAATATAATAATAAACCTCTATATGGAGTATATAAATTCAAATAATCAGTTACAATCTTTTGATGTGTTAATAATTTGAAACTATTACTTTTGGAATTACGCAAAGTATCACAGCTAATTGCATCATCACTCTTTTCTAATTCTTTTCTATATGGATCCAATATTTTTGATAATTTTTGTGTGAAAATTTTACGATTGTACATGTAATATGGAGATGCCTTCAATAATATTTTTTCAGGAGTTGGCAATCTTTGACTTACTATTTTAGAACCTAGTTTTACTTCTGTAAAATCAATATCATCAATATCTTCATCTTCATTACTACCATCTTTTGATGATGATTTTCTTTGACGTTTCTTAGGAAGTACTTCTTGTATTTCATATTCTGTTTCGTCGTCTGTGTCTTCTTTTTCTTGTTCTTTTTCTTTCTTCTCTTCTTCAACTTCTTCTTCAACTTCTTCTGACTTTTTTTCTATTGATGTATTTTCAAGAACCACAGGTGCTTTTGAAATAACACGGTTTTCTATAATAGTTTCATTAATTCTTTCCAAAATATTATTACGATTTATGTGAGCAGTTTTACGTTTATCAAACACCATTAATTTAATAACATCATCTTTATCTTCATCATCATCTTTGGAATCTTTATCATCATCATCTTTGGAATCTTTTTTAGATTGTTCTTTTGTATTTTCGTCTTTTTCTTGTGTAGATATTTCTGTTTCATCTTTTTTATTTTCATCTAATACATCATCTATAGAAATATCAGATGATTTTTTAGTAATAGAACCAAATATCGACTTAGTTGGTTTAATAGATATTGAAACAGATGTTTTTGTTGCTGGAGCTTTTTTTATTTTTAATGAAGCAATATCGAAATTTTCCATACTATATTACTATTATGTATATAATATAATGTATATTTTTATATATTATATACTACTTTAAAATTCAAATAAATGACGAATTGACTCGTCACAAGCGATTTGTTCTGCCTTTTTCTTAATTTTATGTATACCTTCGCCTAAAAATAAAAATATCTTGCCTTTTTCTGACATATATTGATGTATGTCTGAAAATGATGAAAATTTAGAATATGATATACTGTCATAATGTGTTAATCCGAAAGTAGGTTGTCCTAAACATAAATATACACCCATATGATAACCTGTATCTAGATTATACTCATTAATTTCCATGTAATATGGAGTAGTTTTAAACTCTTTTTGAATTCGTATTTGTAATATATTTTTATAATTATCATCATTTTGTATCAAATTCATCCAATCTACATGTTTTTCAAATACATTTTCTAAAAATATTTGTACCATTTGAAATCCTGGACCTGTTAAAAATACATTAGTAAACCATCCATCTTCATCTTTCACATTCAACTTATTAAAATCTAAAAACATAGCACCAAGAAAAGCTTCAAACAAACAACCTAATTTTTTTAAATTACCACGAGTATTTTTACTTTCTGTATGTTTAGATAATATAAACCATTTATCAAGTCCCATTTCTTGTGCTAATTTACCAATAGCTTCATTTTTTACCATTGCAATCTTTTTTTCAGTCATAAAACCCTCATCAGCTTTAGGAAAACGACGATATAATAACCATTTTGTTATTGCTTCTAATAATCCATCACCAATAAATTCTAATCTTTCATTTGATTTTGTATGTAATGGCATACAATCATCTGGTTTGGGAACAATAACAATATTATTTTGCTCATTTTCTTGTTGACTACGTTTTATGTATGATTTATGTATAAATGCTCGCTTATATAAAGTAAAATTGGTAACCGTTAAATTTATACCATATTTTTTCAAAATATTGTGAACATCATTTACAGTAATTTCAACATTTAGCGGATTATATGGATCAAATATAAATGTATCAACTCCGTTTGAATTTTTTTCAATACGAATATCATCACTATTAGGATTCATGTTATTTTTGGAAATAAAATGAATTCTATTTAATGTATTTCATAAATTATTTTTATATGGTTTCACAAAATAAAATATATTTAGTAAGTATATATTATGGGACTTTCAAATTCTGCATCCAGAGCTAGAAACTACGCTCAAACAAACAATCAAGATCAAGGAGGAGGAAACAAGAAGGCTGGATTTCCATATCAAGTCGGACGTGAATCATGGACTTCTATCCATTTCGGTACTAACGGTGTAGGAAAATCCGTTGTTCCTTGCGGTAAATTAAGTTGTTTGAGAACTCTTAGATTGACTAATCTTCCACACCCATCCCGCCCTATTGGTGGTGACGTTAGAACTACTTATTACCATTAAGTTAATTATTTAGTAAAACTACTTAATGTTTTAATTCGATTTCATTATAATATTTGTAATATAATGAAAATTACTTTAGATCAAAGAGAACACGATTTACATGAAAAAATAATACAAATTATGAAAGAAAATTCTTCAAATGTTCATGAAATAACATATCATCTACTTACAATTGGAGATATTTTAATTCAAACAGATGATTTAAAAGATGTTATATTAATTGAAAGAAAAACATTAAAAGATCTTTTAGCAAGTATTAAAGATGGAAGATATGATGAACAATCACACAGATTAATTCATTCAAGTGGATTTCCAATTCATAATATTATTTATATAATTGAAGGACCTTTAAATTCATTAAAAACTTTAGCAGAAAGAAAACTCGTTTATTCTTGTATTACATCTCTTAATTTTTTTAAAGGTTTTAGTGTTTTAAGAACCAGTTCTCTTCAAGAAACTGCTGAATTAATTATGCAAATGGCAGACAAAATTGGACGTAATTTTATTAAAGGATCTTTACCTTGTTATCAAAATAATGAAAATAATGAAGAAGAAAAAAAACCTTCTGATTATAGCAATTTTGTTAAAAAAGTCAAAAAAGATAATATTACAAAAGAAAACATCGGTCAAATTGTTTTGTGTCAAATACCTGGAATATCTACAAAATCTGCTTTAGCAATTATGGAAAAGTTTGGAACATTTTCTAATTTATTGAATTGTTTAGAAAATGATCCGAATTGTATGGAAAATATTTTATATTATTCTAGTGATGGAAAACCAAGGAAAATCAATAAAACATGTGCAGAAAATATTTCTAAATTATTTATTCAACCAAAGGTAGTTTCGATTTAACCAAAGGTAG